GATCAGGAGTTTTACCCCAATGCTCTAATCTTTTGATATCATTCGGCATAAGTCCGCTCGTAAGAACTGGAAGTGTTTGTAGCACATTCTTCAAAAAAGGAGAATTCAATTGATATTCGAGATCCCGTGGATCACTAGCATAATGCTTTGCAATAGGGCCTCCGCTTTGAACAATTTTACGAATTTGGCTTGAGTTTTGTTCGTATTGGTTTTCCCCGAAACCATAAGCTGAAATAATGTGGGCAAAAGTAACCCATCTAATCCCGGTCAATTGCTCAAACTCTTTTTCAGAATCCATTGGTCTAACAAGTTCTGAAACAAGCCACTTATATCTTGGGTCATAATTGTATATGGCAGCAAACATCTTCTTTGCTGATGGATTCGTGACATTTTCAACCTCAGCTTCGTTTTGACCAATACCCTTGTTGTTTATTGCCACTTTAAGAGCACGTCTACTATCAAGAGCAAAAACTATACGCGCTGACCCTTTCCCGAGTTCACGAAGTTTCAAGCTGCTTACATATTTGGCAACTTGTTCTGGTGTTTGAAAATTCATGCTATTCAAAGTTTGTGGATTGAACTTTGCTTCTTCTACGGCTCTAACAACAGCTTCCCGTATGATCTTCACAAGATTGGCTTTTTTTATTCTCATATCCTTTTCCTCTACTCGTCATATACATGATTTGCTTTACCAGATATATCAACGTCTACCCTTCTTGGCCCTTGTCCAAGAGCAATCGGAGCAAGTTCATCGCCAAGTCTTTGTCTGACATCTCTCACATCTCCGGTTGGACCATCAATGTTCTCTGGCAATCCTCTTTGTTGCTCAAAAGGAACCGGAGGCGTAGCCTCTTGATTGGTTGGTCGGAAGAACTTCTGAGGGTCAAACTCGCCAGCTTTTGCAAGTAATCCTGTGATCTTGAACCCAATCTCGTGCTCTACTTGACCAAAGAAGTTGTTCATTTTCACAGCACCAACAATTTCATAAGCTTCTTGACCATATGTGAAGTAATCGCCTTCTGAGACTTCAACACTCTTCTGAGCAAGGTCTCTTGCCTGGATGAACACTTCTAGTTTGTTGATTTGTTCTGGCCCAAACTGCGTAATTCTTGTTTCCCAGGTTGGCTGTCCAACAAGAGCATCAACCCTAATAGGATTCTCGAATATCTTCTTGACTGCTTCGTTGTAAACGGGGTGTATCTTGGTTTTCAAAGTTGATACAGGCCAGTAGATAATTTGCTGGCCAATAATATCTTTTACAACTTCTTTGCCAATATCGTTAAAAAAATCAATTTCTCTTTGAGTAACAAACAGCCTTGGCATGGTTACTTTCCTACTCCTGCCAACAACTTGGCAATTGCCTTCTGCTTCTGATCAGGCTGCAACGTTTCCTTGCTGAAAACAAGATAAGAAGCGCTGTCATAAGCAACCGGACCAACAGCAATCGTCTCCATCTCACGAACGTATTCCACCAACCCAAGAACCTTTGCAAGCTCACCTGGGTTTCCAAAGAATTTGTTCTTCTTGGTTGAAACAGCAAACAGAATCAACGCTGTTCCAGGTTCAACCTCACCAACGTTGATCAGGTTCTCGGGAGCCGAAGTCCATCCTGAGATTGGAAAGTTGACTGGTTGCAAAACTCCTGGACCCGTAACATCAGAATATCGAACTCTGTTTGAAGGAATGCCAAGGATGCTTGGGATCTTCTTCCAGTTTACCTGCAATACCCTGTACACGGTTGGTTGATATAGTGGACTTAGGATCTTTTGATAGAACCCGTTCTGCACCATCCACAGCAAAGTGTTACTGAGTTTTGCAAGACTAGCCTTGGAATTACCAGCGATATAAGCTCTGAGAGCAGCTTGAAGCTGATTCTCTTGAGGCGTGTTCTTCTCTTTGGGTTCAGGTGTGTCGTCCCTTGTGGGTGCGAACAGATAGCTCCCATAGATCGAGTTCTCGGGTGCCTCTGGTTTTGCATATTCCAACCAGAATTCAAAGTATTCTTGGAGTGTGTTCATCATTCCCTCTCCTGGTAATCCTCCACAATATCTTAGAACATCTTGATCGCATGAGTTGGAGGCATTGGAAGAAAACTGAGTTGCTTCATCAAGTTCTCTGCTTGAGTTGCCTGTTGTTCTTGCAGTTTGGAATAAGAGAGACTCTCCAACTTCTCCTTAAGCCCCTCCAAGAGTTTCTCTTGGTCTTCTCTTGATTCTGTGACCAAAGAACTACCATCAAGTTCAACCTCGGCTCCTGGGACTGGAATCCTTGATACTTTTCTACGAGTCCTACCAAGAACCTCTGTTGCAAGAGCTAGAGTCATCCTTGCAATCCAGTTCTTAGCCCACTGATTCAAGGTTGCGTAGTTGATCAAACCCATTGGGATGTTGGCAGGGTTAGATGCTCCGTAAGATGGCCCAGAGAACCCAGAAGCGACCGCAGAGTAGTAGGAGCCACTCAGGGAGCCACTCAGTCCAAGATCGATAAAAGCGCCTCCTGGAGCTGCTGAGAAGGCCACCCTGATCCACACTTTGTCGTTCACACCTTCAATGATTGAGCCAGGAACAGGAAACACACGAAAGTTTCTTCCTGAGATCCTGTAGTTGTAGTGCGATCTTCTAACTTTACCTGCAAGCTTGAGTTGTCCTGATCTAAGAACGTCTTCAAACAAAGGAAGGATGTGGAATCGTGTATCAGAGTTGAAAGCTCCTAGAGGAACTCCAACACCACCCACACCACCAAAGTTTGTTCCAAATGACGAATTAAACAGATATTGAATTGGGGCATAGTGGTAGACTTCAACCACTCTCATCTTTCCACCACTACCAGAAAGCATACTGTAGAGTGGATGGCCACTCTCATCCTTGAGATCAGTATAGAGATCGTAGTCTTGTTGCCCCGTGATCATGTTAATTGATCCAGAAAACGAGTTCTGAGTGGATCCCCAACCAATGATGTTTGCGTAAGGTTCTGCTAACCTGTCCAGGAACTCAAGGTTCGGAGCAATGTAAGTGTTAGTAAGATTGATGGTGTTCTGACCCGTTGCTGGATCAAAAGAACCTGTTGGAGTTCCAAGAAGATTAGCAAGGTTGCTGACTGTCTGATACTCGATGATCCAAGCGTTGAACAGCTTGGTTGCTTCCTCAAAACACGTCCAGATTTCCTTCTTTGTCAACTCAACCGAAAGAAAGTCTTCTCCCAGCTTCCGTTTGACATAAGTCACCATTGAATCAGCATCTCGTTGAAACGAGATATCAGAATCATAAAGGCCAAACGGAGTTGGATTCAGTGTTTGATTGAAATTGGCCATGTTCCCTATCGCTAAATAGGGAAAACAACAAGAGAACCTTACTTTTGGCTCTTGGCAGACTTATTCTTTGGAGTCTTGCGTTTTGCTTTTGGCTTCTTTGGGGCTGGTGGAAGTTCTGGTGGAGGTGATTGCTCCTCCACCTTTGGTTCTGGCTCCTGCGGGGCTGCCAATGGCTCAGGAATGACGGTGGATTCGGAAGCCACAACTGGCGCCATTACCACCTCTTCTGTTCTTACCTCCTCTTTACAAAGAGGAGCGAACAAGTCGCTTTTCCGAATGATCTCAGAGAATCGCCGTTTCAAGCCAGCTTCAATTCGAGATTGAATTTCTTTTGCATGATTGATTAAAAATCTACTCATATACTTCTCAACTTATTCTTGATGTGTCCAAATAGCCACCAAGAGACATTGGTATTACCTCAGCAGCAAAAGAAGATTTGTTCATGATCCTTTTTGCTGCTATTGTGGCTTTTGCCACATCTGCATCTTTTGATAGTTGTGTTCTGATGTTGAGAAGCAGTTTTGTCAAAGTTTTCATTAGATCAGCAGCCTCTTTGTTGCCCATTCCGCTTTGTGTCAATTGTGGATGACGCATCTTGATCGAATCAATTGCCTTTGTTATATCCAAAGCAACTTGGGTAGGGTTTTTTTGATCAGGTTCACCACTCTCTTTAACAACCACGCCTTTCATACCTGCGATCTGATTAGAAATCTTCTGCACTAAATCAGCTTTTCTTTTGAAGTTTGGGTCTTTAGCGGCAGCTTGCAATCCTTGGTTGACATTCATGTTGCTGCCTGGGACCATAACGTTGTTGGCAACATCTTTGTTCCCAGGTTGTGTTTGGATTCCAGGCTTTGTTCCTGATGTTTCGGTTGTTCCAGAAGTACCTGTTGTTGGTTGAGAGAAGTCAGTTTCCTGAGTTCCAATCACACCGCCAAGTTCTTTGAGATGAAGACGATCAAGCTCTTTCACCATCTGTTCTTTGACAGCTTCTTGGATCATCTCACGAACCATCTCTTGGAAGGATTCAATGGTGCAAAGTGTTAGTGCCATGACTTACTGCCCTTTCTTCTTTCGAGGTCTGCCATGCATCGAAGATGGCTGTTCTTTGTAATGAGGTTCCTCGCCCTTGTTGGCCATGTAGTTTGCAAGAGCATATGGATTGTCGATCTTGCCTGGGCCTTTGCCTGTATGACCATGTTGTTTCATTGCTGCAACGGTTCCATGCCAACCAGATGGTGGTGATTCAAACAAACCCTTATCTTGAAGTTCATCAATTGCTGCATGAGCAAGATCCCAAACAACGTCGTCTGGTATAAGTTCATAATGAGAGAATTGTTGAACCAAATCCGAAAGGGAATCTTCTGTAATTTTCTTGCCTGTTTCTTTGTGGTAATGAAGAATGATTCTCTTCATTTTTTCAATAAACTTCCTGGATTCGGGATTGTCTCTTTTTGGTTCACGAGAATGCATCTCGGTATCAGATTGCGTATCAAACCATGCTGGATCTGTTGGAATTTCTTGATGTTCTTTCTTCAAAGCCTGTTTGTCAGAAAGAGGCTTGTGCTTCTTTGCAGCCGTTGCCATCTTCTGTTTTCCATACTTGTTCACACCGATCTTGTAAGCAATCTTCTTGGCAGATTCTTCTGAGTGTCCCTTGCTTTTGAGTTGATTCACAAGATTCTGGAATCCGATATGTTTCTCATATAGAGCCTCTGTGATCATCTCATCAGACATGTTCTCTCCATATTGATCGTATCCTGCTTCTTCTAGCGAACCAGCAACCTCAGCGATCATTGCTTCACCGACAAACACGTTGAGTTTATCAACCACTTTGTCCAAGATGGCTCTTGAGACTCTAGCAATCTTACTCTCTGGATTTGTCATCTGGTGATCCAGTTGTGTTGTGAACTCATTCTTGAGTTCATCTGGATTCAAATCTGGAACAGAGAAGCCTCCTTGATCATCAAGGAACAAACCTATGATTTCATCAAAGCACTTCTCAAGAGTGCTTCCTTGCTCTCCTGGTTGCTTTGCAACACCACCTGTCAACACCTTCGCACAGTGAACAGCAAGCATAACAGCACGCTCAACTTTTGGTTCTAGTTGGATGTCTGCACCAAGAGAACCATCGCTGTACTCAGCACCTTCTCCAAGAGCCTTACCAGACTTTGCTGCCTTGGACATGGCCTTTGAACCATACTTCTTTCGTCCAATCGATGCAGCAACCGCCCCAGGGTCTTTGACGCCTTTTTTGTGAGCCAAGCTGGTTTTCAACTTGTTGAAACCAACATGTTTCTCTTCCAAGGCTTTCTTGACAGACTCTCGGATCAGTTCTTCAAGTTCTATTGCCTTCATGTTTTCTCCAACGGTAAATAGGAAAAGAATTGTCGTGAAACAGAATAAAAAGATATTAAACGACGAAAGCCTCAGAACCCGAAGGCGCTGAGGCTTGGTCTGCTAGACTACCCTAGCTGGTAACTTTATATTTCTTTTTTCAGCATACGAAACCCAAACCTTGAAAAGCTCAGAAACAAACTTGAATGACTCTTGTCTTGGAATTCCATTCCTTTGCATTTTGCCTGCCATCTCAGTTGTCTTTTGAATCATGATGTCACGTAATGGTTTTTTGCTTGTTTTAGCAAATTTGTACATACCCATCACATGGGCCTCGATTTCTTCGGGACTAAAAAAGTATTCTTTCGCACTTTCAATATCAGAAAATTGATTTTTTCTTGGAAATCCTGTGTTGTCTGAATGGGTTGGGTCCAAATGGTGAACACCACGAATGGTTTTTCTGTTTGCTTGCAATGCGTGTTCGAGCTCATGTCGCAGAGCTTCTTTCAATTCTGGTATAAAGGCATTCAATTCTTGAACTCGCAAAGGCAATGGAACTTCAATTCTAACAAAAAGCTCATGATGTTGAGTGTCATAGTGAGCTCTTGCCCATCTCAACTCTTCTTCATCCCCATATGTTTGAAACACAACACGTAACTGAAAGCCATTCATTTGTTGAATCAAAACTTCGATTCTACCTGATGGTGCTTCTTGTTTTATATGATTGATGATCATGCTGGATATTTGGGTTGTCAGCCCATCCATGATCCCTTCATGGATCAGCGTTTTGAATTCTTTGAGAAGAAGTTTCATCATCGTAATTATTCAACCACCAACCACCAACCGTTTTGCATTTACCTCTGAGCACCTTCAAAAAGGTTGTGTAGTGAAGATCAAGCGAAGCACACTGTGCTTTAACATTCTCTGCCACAACCAATTCTTCACCTTGATTGTTCGTTAATTTGATTCCTTTGAACTTGCTGCCAGCAATCCTTGCTCGATGTTCTTGGGTCAAAGGAACCCTCTTGTTGCCCTTTTGTTCAACATAAGCAGGTTTCTCTGTTCCAAGATACCAACCACCAGAAAACTTGATTTTGCTATTCACAAGCTGATTGAATGCTTTATAGCTCAATCCACGCTGTCCACACCACTCACGAACAGAGCCTTGGATAATAACTGTTTCTCCCGTATCTTTGTGGGTTACAGTAACGTTAGCGTTGTAATCCTTCCAACGAACTTCTTTAGCTCGCTTGGAACACTGTTCACGAAGTTCGGGATTGGTTTGAAATGCTTGTTTCAATGCACCGGATCGTTTCTCAAGCACTTCGGCTGAAGGTGTTTTGCAACGTCCATCCGCAACATGATCGATAACAGACGTGTTACCTTTACCTTCTCGTGTGTCGCACACATCTTTCCGAAGGTTATAACAGTTTTTACCACCATCAAAATATTGATCAATATAAAACTGTTCTCTCTCAAGTCGTTCTTTTCTAGTTCCTTCTACAACTTCTACAACCTCAAATACAAATGCCATTGTGCCACATTTGTTATAATCAGATTGTAGAAACACATTGCTGTGTTTGTTTCTCAATAGCAAATTGTTGTGACTAGCAAATCTACTTTTGAATCTTTTGGCGCTTCCATAGTAAACACGTTGATTCACGGTGTTTATTATTCTGTAAATGCCATTATCATTAGCATGTCCTTTGTAGTCTATTTTCATTTTACCTCCAAATGCAACTAAGACCAGAACCATTTCTGATCCTGGTCTTAGTTTGTTGTTTGAGAGGTCACTTGTCTAACCGATTAGAATCATGTCAAACAAGGTCACTTTGGCCTAGATCAAGGACATGTCGAGCACAGTCACGGTAGCGTAGAAGTCGGCTCTCACCATCTTCTTACCGTATCTGGTCATCACACCCTTACGTGGTGTGAAGTCTTCCTGTGCGTAGATCACAGGGGTCAAGATAAGTGGCACGTAAGGTGCGTAGATGTATCCAGACTCAAGGAAGGTGTTACCCTTCAATCCGATCAGGATCTTGTTCGATGGGAAGTAAGGATCCTTATAGACAACATATCTGTTGTTCAAGGTACCGATTGCTTCCGCACCAATCGTCATGCTATCCTTCACCTGACCATCCGAGTCAACCTTGTAGGCTGGCTTGTAGGCAACCAAGTGCTCCAAGATAGTTGCCACATCAGGCGAGGTAACCATAAAGTTACCCGAACCACGAAGGGTCTTCTTGTGGATGGTGTTAGCAGCATCCGTGATGGTTTCCATCAGGGTCTCATACCACTCACGCACGTTTCCGAAGAACTGCGGACCTGGGGAGAGAACGTTGTTGTGCAACGCTTCCTGACCTGTGTACTTGTTCACGATACGGCCTGGGGCACGGCTCCAGAACAAGTTTGCTGCGCTTGCCTGTGTCAACAGGTCGTTGAGAATCTCTCTGTCGATGTCCAGAGTGATCATCTCACTCAGGATGTTCGTCAACTCAACCTCTACGTCAATCGAGTAGAAGGCTGTAAGATCCTGTGCCATTTCTGGCGACCAACGAGCTCTGAGTTTACGGGTTGTAGCCGTAACAGCAACCGAGTCGATCTTGACGTCCACTTCTGGAATCTTTGGAGACGAATCGATTGCGAAGTCCGTTTCAAACGATGGAATCGTCAGAGTTGTACCTTCTGCACCAACCGATAGTGCATCAGAGATTGCAGCAGAACCAGTGATCTTGGTAGATGCACTTCCAGCAGGCTGTGGAGCCGTACCAGCGTTTGCAACACCAACCACAAACATGATGTGGGTTCCACCAAGAGGGTTTGGCGTGAAGATACCTGTCATTGGGTTCCAGTCACCACGCTTGTTCAACTTGCGAAGGTTGAGAATTCCTCCTCCACCCTGAAAGTTGTCACCCCAAGCTGTTGCCGAGTTTGCTGCCGAACCAAATCCAATCAAGGAAATCTGGTCCAGGTTGGTCAAATCTGCACCAACAATGTTGGTTGTAACGGTCGAAGCCGAAACAAACATGAAGGTATAGTCCAAGGTTCCTGCGGTCACAGCGTTCTCAACCGCTACATCAAATCCGACAAAACGTGCGTTGTAACCAACGTAGTCCGATGCCGTCTTCACGGTTGCGGTGCTACCAGTGGTCCAAACAGATCCAGACAACCAGTAACCAACCGAGTCAGTTGAACCATCAAGGTTGCTTGTGCCCTTGTGAACCTTCGAGAATCCAGTTCCAACAAGATCATACTGACCACCAGTTGCCAACGATCCGGAACGGATTGCGTTGCCAGTTGGCAGGTTGTAAACAGAGGTTGCACGCTTGTAAGTCTCAGCCGTTGCCGACGTAGACAATGACAAACCTGCATCACCACCAACGTTTGATCCATAGGTGTAGTCCAGATAGAAGAGCAGACCCGAAGGCAAGCTCATTGGCTGAACAGACACAACTTCGTTTGCAACCAATCCTGCAAACACACGACGAACGATTGGGAAGGCCACGTTCGAGAAACCAGCGATCTGACCAGAAGAGGTCAATCCAGCTCCACCTGTCGAGATGGAGTTGCTTTCCTGGATAAGTTGTGCTGTCTGGTTTTCCAGAAGGCGAGCCATTGTCTCCTTCTGCATTCCGCGCATTCCTTCCAAGAGACCTGTTGCAGACCACTTGGAGAGAAGTCTTGGGGCATCTGCACCCAAACTACGGCGGTTGACGCCTTCTGCCAATTGTGAAAGAGTAAAAGTCTTCATGATATCTCCGAGTATTTCCGATATGCTTTTTCGTAATTAGAGGCTACTTGCGCCTAATTCCTGCCAATTCCATCAAACGGTTTCTCTCTGCCTCAACGAGAACCGCACCTTCGTAGAGATTTTCGGTGTTCACCGACTCATTGAGGGTTGCTGCTCCAGCACCGGCTGGTCTTGAAGAAGATCCGGCCTTTGCCTTTGCTTTCTGTGTGCTTTCCAAAACCGTCTTCACCCTTGTGTAGATGGTCTTGACTTCATTGACTGTCTTGCCTCTGTCCAAATACTCCACAATTTTCTGCTTCTGCTCTTTGGTCAGATTTCTGTTGTTCAAGAAAGGCTGTAGGTGAACAACCTTTGCGTTGAAAAGTGTTTGCTCTGCTAGCTGTGTCTTGAGAGCCTTGTTCTCTGCAAGAGTGGTGTTGGTAGACTTGCGAGCTCTACGGATTCTTTCCGAAAGAGGCATGGTCTTACCTTCCTCTTCCTCTTCCTCGCCCTCCGAAGATCCAACTCCGAGGTCAGAAGGCTCAGATTCTTCGCCACCACCAAGATCAAAATCAGAACCACCTTCATCTCCAGAAGGCTCAGAAGCAGCACCAAGGCCACCACCAAACTCACTTCCTCCAGATGGCTCGTCTTCGTCATCGACGATCTCGATCTCATCATCATCACCAAGACCATCCATGCCACCAACCAGATCAGAAAGATCAAAGTTGAAGTTGATCAC